GCCTTCCATTGCTATAGAATCTGGATCATATGTTGGTGCAGTATAACCTGCAAGAGCATTTAATTTTCTATATATTGGCTGCAATTCATCTCGGTCTGTTGCATATATTGTAAAACTTACTGATAGGTCTCGTCCATAGCCGGTGTAAATATAATTAGGATCTGCTCGTCCTATCATTTGCACTGGTGACCAATTGGCAGTGAATGAATCATCTAAACCGGTAAGCACTGCTCGAAAAACTATAATGTCATCTTTATCTAACAAATTGCCAGCAGTTAATTTTGGCCCAGTCATATAAAATTTTATAAAATCTTGAGTAATACCTAATGGATTTAAATTCATCCCAAGTATTTCTTCAATTTGATTTGAATTCCATAAATATGCATCATCTAATTTTCTTGTTCCAAAATCAATAACGTTAACTTTATCGCCGCGAAATGGTGTTCCGCGTTCTATTATATTATTTGTAGGTTTCCATTTTTTAGTTAAATAATTCCACTCTTTAGCAACATGACTTCGCATCGTAAAGTCTTTGCGAACTGCATTTGGATTATCATGATCACCCCAACCAAAACCAGATTTACCTGCGCCATCTAAGTTGAATATGCTATATGGCCCTAATGGAGATGCTGTTGCTGCAGCGTATGCTATAGATTTAAGTGAGCGTCCCGATGCACTTAATCCATCTAATCGAAGTGCGGTTGCATATCCTAATGCTTGATTAGGACTCCTAAACCATGTCTCATCATCAGAATTATCTTGTTGACTGCCATCCATTTTTATTCTAGATCTAAAGTCTGGATATAATACGCCAGGTATAGATTTTAATTTTGATAATGGTAATGTAGAATACGTTCCGGATAAACTATCATCTAAACCTTGAACCAAAGATTGGCCTACTTGTCCTATTTGCGGTATGCCTATTACAGAGCCGACAACTGATGATGCTAAACCTAATAAATTAAATGTTGATGTTTTAACACTAATATTAGTACTAATATATGAACTAGGACGCCAATTGATTACTCTAGCATCTCCAACTTCATTAATTTTTTCTGAATTTTCTAATGAACTATCATATGAATATGATGTCCCAAAACTATCCGAAGGCAGACGATAATACAATCCTCCTAAACCTGGTAATGCTGCAAATTGCGGACCAACAGCTGTTGGATTTGTATATGCAAGATCTGGTAAGATATTAAATGGTTTATTAAATTGTTTTTTTGCAATTGCTGTTGGATTTGTATATATAATATCCGGTAAGATATTAAATGGTTTATTAAATTGTGACGGATTTGATAATGTAGGATTTGGCATATTTTTAACTCCAAATTGGTGCATTAATGCCACTATTACTAGTTAAAGCATCTGTTTGTTGTTTTATTGCATTTACTATTGCTGCAGCAAATCCGGACATATCAGCTCCTTGGCCTGCAGTTGGAGATGCTAATATTGCATCATTATTACTTAATGCAAATGATCCTTCGGGACCTATTACAGCTCTTCCGCCGCCCGGGCCCATATATAAATCTCCTGCTCCTTTCATTTGAGAACTAGCAATTGAGACATCGCCGGTTGTATGTATTTCCCACGGAGTTTTTAAAGTAGTACTAGCTAAACTTTTTACAAATGCGGCGCCAATATCTACACCTTTTAAAATTCCTTGAGCTCCGGTTATGGTTCTGCCGATAGGTAAAACATCTCCGGAGCCGAAGCTACCGGCTGCAGCTTCTGGAACTTCGATGCCTTTTGCTCGCAATCTTTCGGAACGTGCTGCGGCTGCGGCTGCAGCTTTTTCTGGCGTTAATAATTTAATTCCATCTGTTACAATAGATTCGATATCGTCTGCCATTTTTTCATCAGTTGTACGAGTATCGCTAACTGACTTTAATTTATCTAAATATGATTTTTTTTCTTCATCTGTTAATTTAGAATCTAATATAGATTTTGCATCAAAATTTAAAATTCCTTTAGCTTGTAATTCATTAAGAGTGTCTTGTTTCATTATCGATTTAGCTAAAGCAGCTTCATCCATTTGTAACATTTCTGCCATTTGCTTTCTAGCAAATAAATTATTTTTAAGAGTAGTACCTTCTTGTTTTAAGATCTGATTTAATATTTCAGCTTGATCTTCACTCTTTCCTTGCAATGTTGCTTGTCGATATGCATTTGTTAAACTTTGACCTTGTAATTTCGCAGAAGCTTTTTCATCCCCAATTAATCGGCGTCCGGATAAAAGTTGATATTCTAATTCCTGACCGATGCTAGATTCAATATTCAACAAGTTATTACCAATTGAATTAAGTTGTTTCATTGTTACACCTAAGGCTTTTGCTTTAATTGTAGCAAGTGCTAATTTATTTGGCATCTTTCCATATTGTAATAATAAATCTTCAGATAATCCACCTATGTCTTCTATCACTTCTTTAGCAGAAACTTGATAACCAGTTTGTTCTGTAATTTGTTCTGTTAACTTTACATAATTAGCTAACATATCGTCAGAAGATTTACCTACAGTTGCTGAATATGAAATGATATTATTTGCAATATCACCAGATAATTTTAACTGATTTTGTATGATGCTCTGAGTTTTGAGCATTGGCGCTAATTTTTTTTGCAATTCCTTTGCTTGTTGAGTTGCTTGAATAAATGCTCCTGCATAACCGCCTACTAACGATTTTAAACTTATTGCATATGCACGTAACTTACCGCCGCCTACACCTAATTCTTTTGAAAGTTGATCTAATGATGCACCCATTCTGGTTGAATCTTCAATATTCAAACCAAATTGATCTTGCAATGATTTATTAGCTTCTTCTAATGCATTAGTAGCAGAAGTTAATTTAGATACAATACCTGCAGTGTCTGCAATTACATTTTGTATCTTTAATAAACCAGCAATTGTAGAATTGTCATCTCCTGTTACTTCTTTTAGAAACCCAGCGCCTGCAGATGTAATACTTTGAGGTGCTTTTTTTGCAGACTGTTTAGGCTGTTGTTTCAGTTGTTGTATGATATGTAGATCGGTATTTCTCATTTATAATAAATATTATCTACGTAGATTTCGATCTGAGCTAGTTTGTTTGGTTGCTTGTTTTGCTAAACGTTGTTCGCGTTGTTCATTTTCTTGATCAATCATTTGATTGATGCGTTTAACATAGTAATTTCTTAAGAAAATGGGCATGTTATATACATCATCCCAAGATAGCCGGCCGTTAGCATACCATATGATATTAAAAATATTTTCGTGAAGCTGTACGCGGTCTTCAGATTTAAATCCAAAAAAAGTCCGATCCAAATTGAAATTGTGCAGTGAAGACGCCTCCGTAGCCGTCTTCGAATTCATAATTGTAATCAATACCTGGTGCGTTTTCTATCAAATACTTTCTAAATTCTTTAGAATCTTTTGCTAAAAATTCATATCTTATAAATTCTGCAATTGCCTCTTTGGATCTATTGCCGTTGACTTCTCGAATATATGATGCTAAAAATTCACTAATGGTATTTGATTTTTCTTGAGATACTGCATATGTAAATTTAATCGTAGCATTAGATGTTTTATATTCAAATTCTCCGTTTGAATCTGGTAATAAATTAAAAGGTTTTATTTGTAATTTTTTTAAATCAACAACTGTTTTAATATTTTCTCCAGTGTCTGTATTGGTTACTGAAACTGGGTATTCAGCACCATATGAACTAATACGAGCATTAAGTATCAATGCTTCGCGATCAACATCTGCAATTTCATTGATATCAACATCAGTTATTACCAAAGATTCTAGTAATTTTTCAAATACAACACCTTCTCGTAAATAAGAAATATTAGTTAAAATATCTTCATCATATGCAGTCATATAACGCATTTCAACCTGGCCAGATGCTAAAGGATGTTTTTCTGGATAAATGACACCGGAGCTAGGTAAATTAACAATAATGCTTGGTAATTTGCTTCGTTGTTGCTTTTCAAAACGTTGTTTAGCAATATTAACTATATCTGTATTGCCTAATCTTGTTGTATTTGTATTACTCATATATAACCTTTATTATAAATATGTAAGAACATAAAAAATGGGGGCATTTGCCCCCATAATAATATGAATTAGAAATTTAAGAATGCCCAATCGTAACGAAGAGTCATTGAAATTTCTTGAACTGCATCAGATGTCCAATCAAATGTTCCAAAATTTGATTCTGTAATGAATGCACCTTTTAAGATCCATTCTTCGATTACTTCACCTAATGGAGAAAGTTGGTGTAAACGTACTTCTTTTTTATAGAATGAAGAATATCCATCGCGACCTGTTGCTGATTCATGATGTAAACGAACCCATTCCATAACAGATTGTGCTCCTGATGGAACAATTGCATCATAAAGTGTTACTTCGATTGCGTTCCATTCAGATTTACCTTTAACATAACGTTTAACATTGATCATATCTAAAGCAACTTCGCCGTTTGTCATTGAAGGCTTTGCAGATGTTTTAATAAGATATGATGGTATGCCGTTAACTTCCATGATGAACTGATGTTGACGTTTCGGTTCCCATGAAAATGCGGTGTCAAACATTTCATTTTCAGAAGCATAGGCCAAATTATTATTTATTTGATTAATTAATGCCATTTTACGTATCCTTATTTTTTATTATAAATATCAACATAAACAAAAAAAGGTAGAACCGAAGTCCTACCTTTTAAACTTTTTATTTTAAAAATACTATTCAGGGAAGCTAGCTCCTGTTGGTTGAATATTGAAATCTAAAATAATAAACTCAGCTGTGCGTGTTGGCTGAAGGAAAATTTGACCATATAAAATATTTTGATCAATTATATCCGGTGTATTATTTGACTGATCCATTATTACTCGGAATGCATATAAACCTTGCTGTGCTCTAACTTGTTCCATGTAAGGGTTAACAATGCTTAAGAAACGATTGCGAGTTGATGCAGTGTTTTGTTCGAATAATAAAAAACGAGTTGAAGATGCAATAAATTTCTTAACCGTAATCAATAAGCGGCGCACATTTACGCGGTCTAATGCACTTGGTGTAGCTTGTAGTGTCTTTTGACCCCAAACAACTACTCCATCGTTTAAGAAGTTCGCAATAGGATTAATACGAGCTTGATACAATGAATCGCGATCTGATTGTGTTAAACGCGTATATGTATCAGATACTTGTGTTAAACCTCCACGATTCAAACCAGCCGGTGCATACCATGGTGCAGAAACTGCATCGTTAAATGCTAATACCCCAGGAATCATTACTGAAGGTGGAACCCATAATGGAACATTTTTGCTAGGATTGTTAATTCTTACCCATG